GTGCGGGTCGGCACGAGGATCTACCGCAGCCGCGTGCAGGCGATCTCCAGGCCCGAAACCCCAGCGGTGATCGTCAGCCCTGGCGAGGACAACCCGGTGAAGGCTCCCAGTACCACCGGCGCAAGCCTCGGGCGCCTTGACAACGCTTTGGTGGCCCTGATCGAAACCTACGTGCGCGGCGATGTGCCGGACCAGCTGGCGGACCCCATCGTGACCGACGTTCACGCCCGCATGATGGCCGACCGCACCCTTGGCGGCTTGGCCCATGACGTGCAGCCGGATGGCTACCTGCCAGAGATGGAGGCAGCCGATGCCACGTCTGGCCGCATGACCCAAAGATTCCTGATCCGCTACCGGACACGTGACAACGCAATCAACGCCGCTCCATAGCCTGAGGGTACGGAAGCTCACCCCTAACTATGGCGGCCGACCAACACTATGAGCACCACGGCCTATCTGGCGAGTTTGTGATGCTCCCCAGTGGCCAGATGGTGCCCGCCGCTGAGGCGCCCACGCCTGAGCCCGCCAAGCCCGCTCAACCCGCGCCGAAGGCCAAGGACTGATGACTGATCTCCTGATTCGCAACAGCTTCGCGCTGGTGAAGGCCGAGACTAGCTACGGCACCCTGGCCAGCTCGATCGCCAATACCGACGCGGTAAAGATCGTGTCGCTGGAGATCAACCCGATCACTGGTACTCGCGTGGAGCGGGCCCTGATCAAGGGGTTCCTCGGCGCCGACCGGCAACCGCTGACCAATGAGCACGCGGCCGTCACGATCACGTTCGAGTGGGGCGGTTCTGGCGTTGCCGCCACTGCCCCCCGGTTCACGCCCCTGCTGCAGGCGGCCGGTATGAACGTCTCGGCAATGGCCGAGCTAACCGGCACCGCCACCGCAGGCGGCGCCAACACCCTCACCCTGGCCGACCTAGGCGGCAGCAACCCCGCAACTGACGCTTACCTGGGCCTGCCAATCGAGATCACCAGCGGCGCCAACACCGGCCACAAGGGCGTGATCGTGGCACACAACGGCTCGACCCGTGAAGTGACGGTTGTTCCTTCCACTGCATCCTTCACTGGCGGCGCAGTGGGCTACAAGATCCCCGCGCTGTCCCTGCTGCAGCCGATCAGCACCTTTGGCAACGGCAGCAGCTGCACCATCGTGGCGGTGAAGGACGGCACCAACGTTCACCGGATCGATGGATTCCGCGGCAGCCCGGCCCTCAACAGCACTCTGAACGGTTACGGCACGTTCACGATTACCGGCGTCGGCCGTTACACCACCCCCACCGCTAGGAGCGCTGAAGGATTTATCTACAGCAACCAGGCCGAGCCGGTGCCTGTCACCCCGACCCACACCAAAGCGATGAGGTTCCAGGGATTCAATCCCTGCTCTGAAGGGTTCACGTTCGACTGGGGCCTGTCGACCGTGTTCCGCTCACTGATTGGCTGCGAACCTAAAGCCCGCATCACCGACCGCCCCAACCCGAACGGCACGATCACGATCGAAAACCCGCCTGTGGCGACAAAGAACTTCTTTACCGCCGCAGCTGACAACAGCGGCGCCAGCGATGGCCCGTTCGTTGTGCAACAGGGCACTACGGCTACCGAAAGCTCCATTTTCTTCTGTCCCAAGGCAGCAATCAGTGGCGACCTCTCGTTCTCTGATTCTGACGGGACCAGCATGTTGCAGATCCCATTTACCGCGCTGCCCAAGTCCGCAGCTGGCAACGACGAAACCCGCCTCGTTTTCTTCTGATCCTCATGTTTCACCTGTATCAGCTGGACCACATCGAGTGGCCGGTAAGTGTTGACCTGCCGTCCAAATCAGGCGTAAAGAAGGCCTACACCTTCACCGCGCATTTTCGGATGCTCGATCAGGAGGAGTGCGATGAGCTGAACGAACGGCACAACGCGCTGGTGGTGGCCACGGTCAGGCGCTACGAAGCCCTTAGGGACTACCGGGGCAGCTCCGACCTAGAGCCCGTCACCGAGGAGCTCCCCTGCACCTACCAGGACCTGGCGGCCGAGGTGCTCTGTGGCTGGGGTGATGAGGTGGTGGGCGAGGATGATGAGCCGCTGGAGTTCACGCCAGCCACCAAGGCCAGGATGCTGCAGATGCAAGGCGCTGCGTCGGCCATCTTCAATGCGTGGACCGAAAGCGTTGGCCGGCCTACTGAGAAGTCGGCAGCGAAGGCTGGAGGCTTCCGAGCAAAAAACTCATAGACGCGGCGCTGTTCCTCGCTGGCGCCGCGAAGGGTGATGCTGACGACGGCAAGGATGCGGCGGACGCTGCAGCCGTGTTCGGCCTGGAGGTGCCCGAGGTAGAGCAGCGGCCGATGACGTTTGGGATCCTGCCGGAGAACTGCGAAGCACTGGCCTGGTTCCTGAAGATGCAGACCCAGTGGCGGGTCGGCATGGCTGGCCCTGTGGGCCTCGATTACGGGGCGTTCATTCAATGCGCCAAGGATGAGGGCGTGAAGCGCTCCGATCGGGTGTGGCTGCTGGAGGACCTGCGGCTGCTGGAGCGGGAGTATTTGGGTGGGGTGAGATCCATAGCCTGACCCTAGGACTGGCGATCGGATAACACATGGCCCGGATGAGCCTGGATACCGCCATCCGGCTGTCGGCCGAGGTGAAGGGCGGCGGGAATATCGATCGGGTGAAACGGTCGCTGCAGGATCTGGGCCAGGCCGCGCAGGTAACCAAGCGGGAGAAAACAGCGCTGCGCACCGCAACGCTGCAGCTCGCCCGCGCCAATGACGGCACCATTGCCGGGATCCGCACCAGCGTTGCGGCATTGCGCGGGCTGCAGGAACAGGCGAAGATCGGTGGCCGGGAGTTTCAGAAGTACGGGGCTGAGATTCAGCGGCTGGAGGGGAGGCTTAGAAGCCTTGACAACACCGCCAGATCGAGCAATGGACTATCTGCACGCAATGCACTGCTGGCAGGCGCTGCAGGTGGCATTGCTGGGGCAATCAGTGCGCAAGCGGGGATGGTTGCAGCGGGCGCTTTTCAGGTTGGCCTGAATGCGGAAACTGCTCAAGTGAGGTTAAAGGCGCTAGCGAGTGAGTTTGGAGAGTACAACGAAGCACAGGTGGCGGCTGCGCGAATTGCGAGCACGCTAAGAATCAGCAACATTGAAGCTCAGGATAGTTTCGCAAGTCTGTATGCGTCGCTTAGGCCAACCGGCGTAACGCTAGATGAGATCGAAAAGGCCTTTATAGGCTTTTCCGCAGCAGTAAGGAATAGCGGTGCAACAGCGCAAGAAACCAGTGCCGCGTTAACTCAATTAAAGCAAGCACTGTCTTCCGGCGTGCTGCAGGGCGAAGAACTGCGGTCGATTCGGGAACAGGCGCCACTGGTTGCGCAAGCGATTGCCGCTGAAATGGGCGTAACGATTGGCGAGCTGAAAGAGCTAGGAGCAGAAGGCAAAATCACGACAGATATAGTGTTAAATGCACTAAATCGGCTAAATGATACCCAATTAGGCAAGCTAAATGAGCAGTTCAAGACTGGTCGTCAAGCGCTTATTGATCTACGGGTGGCGTCTGAAAACCTAGGCGTAACATTTGCTCGGGTATTTGGGCCGTCAACCGTAACCGCTATCAATGCCGTTGCGGCTGCATTGCGTTCTGCCAATCAGACGATTGGCGCGTTCAGTGGCGATCAACCCGCTCAAAATGCAATTCAGGATCGACTAAGGGCGCGGCAACAGGCGGAACGCGACACCAACGCCAGGCCGTTTGGGCTGTTTGATTTCGGCGGGCGCCAGCAGTTCTTCAGACAGCGCGAAGAACAGCTGTTTAGGCAGTATCAAGGCGAAAGAGCGTTTACGCCTAGTAGCGTGTCGCAGCAACAGCAGCAGGCCCAGGCCGCGGCGGCTGGTGAACGGGAAGCGGCGCGGGTGAGGGCTGCGGCTGCCAGTGGCGGGGCTGCAGGTAGCGGCGGATCAGCGCCATCGTTCCAGCCCTCAAGCCGCGCCAGGGCATTGATTGCCGCAGCGCAGAAGCTCGGTGTCAGCCCGCTCGACCTGGCCACGATCATCAGCTTTGAAACCGCTGGCACTTTCAGCCCGTCAATTCGTGGCGGCGCTGGCGGCAACTATCAGGGGCTGATTCAGTTTGGCATACCTGAGCGGCGGCAGTATGGCGTAACGCCTAATCAATCATTTGAGGAGCAGGTAACCGGGCCCGTTGTTAGGTATTTTCAAGATCGCTTTAAGGGTGTTGGCATGAGCACCCAAGGCGCAAGCCTTGAGGATCTTTATACAACGGTGCTGGCGGGCAATCCACGGGCAAACCGCAATGCGCGCGATTCGTTTGGAACCAGCCCCAGGAGTGGCGTAGCAAGGATGGGCCCGCATCGGCAGAAAGCGTTGCAGACATTCTTTGGCGGGTCAACGGAAAACACGGGATTTGATGCGTTTGATCAGGCGCAGGCAAATAATGCTGGTTTCGAGGCACAGCAGCAAGCCGCCGAGCAACTCCGCGAACGCCAACAAGCCGCCACCACCGAGCTCGAAAAGTTCATCGAGGCCAGGACCCAGGCTGTCGTCAAGCTCAACCAGGAAAGCGAGCTGCTGGGCGCAACAACTGATCTTGAACGCCGCCGGCTGGAGTACGCCTTCGAGCAGATGGAGATCAATGACAAGGCGAATCAAACAAAGCAGGAGTTCAAAGAGCTGGAGAAACAGCTGGTCGAGCTAGGCATTGATTACAACGCTGAGCAACAGCTGGCGAGGATCGAATCGGAGAAACAGCACGCCCTGAAAAACGCCCAGGTCAAGGCCGAACAGGACATCAACGACCTGATGACCGAACGGGTGCGCATGATGCAGCAGCTGACCAGCCAGGCCGCCGAGCCAGCCGCCTTCCAGACCCAGGGCATGGCGATCGAGGCCCAGATCGCCACCCTGAAAGACGACCTAGCCGAAATGACCAGCATCGCCACCCTGGCGGGCAAGTCTGCCGAGACGATCGGTGGGGCGTTCGGCAATGCGTTCCGCGACCTGATCACCGGCGCTGCCAGTGCGCGAGAGGTGCTGGCCGGATTCTTCCAAGACGTGGCCCAGAACTTCGCGCAGATGGCCGCGGAGATCATCGCCAAGCAGATGGCCATGATCGCGCTCCAGACGATCCTGAAGGCGCTGGGTCCGGTGGCTGGGGGTGGTTCGACGTTTGCCGCGGGTGGGCAGGGCGGCATTAGCCCTGCACTCGGCTTTGACCCAGGCGGATTCGCAGCCGGCGATACCGGCATCCCGTTCTTCGGTCGCGCTCTCGGCGGCGGCGTCTCAGCCGGTCGCCCCTACCCAGTCGGCGAAAAAGGCCCCGAGCTGTTCGTTCCCTACCAAGCCGGCACTATCATCCCGGCTGAGGCCACCGAGGCGCTCCAGTCGATCAACAGCGCCAGCCTGCGGGGCCTGTCCGTGCCGTTCCAGGCCAGTGCTCCCACCGCCGGCACATCATCCCAACAGGGCAGCGCTGCAGCGTCCACCAGTGGCCTTTCGGTGCCGTTTCAGCGCGGCATGGAAGGCCTGTCCGTGCCATTCCAGCGGGGTGGCATCGACGGCGGCATGGGCGCTGCTGGCATGGGTGGAGGCGGCGGTGATAGCACCATCCGCTTTGAATCCGTGGTGATCAACAGCGAGGAGCTTGTCACACGGAAGCAGGCCGAAGCCATCGGTCGCAGATCTGAACTGCGCGGCGCCGCATTGGCGCACAAACGGAACGTGAACAACCCCACCATCAGGCGCCAGGCGGGCCTGCCCTAATGGAAATCTGCAACTTCCTGCGGTTCAAGCGCCGGGATGGCACCTATACCACCTGGCTGGCCCAGAACTACTTCATCGGCCAGACCATCGCGCACAACGGCCAGAGCTACCCTCACCTTCCCGTTGCCGTGGCCACCAACTCCAGCACCCGTGGCGGTGATCGATCCGAGGCGGTGATCGCCGCGACAACGTCCGCCCTGACCCTGAACGTGTTTGCCGAGGCCAGCCAGAGCGAATGGCTGCTGGAGGTGCGCTCCGTCAAGGTCAACCGGGTTGACCAGAGCCTCGGCGTCTTGCTCACCACGGAATACTGGGCGGCGCAGCAGCTGCAGCACGACACCAGCGAGCCGATCGCCAAGCTCCAGCTGGCCAGCCCGCTTGATGCCGTCAAGGCGCCCGGCGGCAGGGTGCTGTCTCAGGTGCTGGTGGGGGCGCTGCCCACCAGCGGGAATCTGACGCTGCAATGACCGCAGACTGGCCGGCCTGGGTGAGCGCCCGCCTGCCGCATGTGATCGGCGCCGACCCGGACGACGGCCACGGGATCTGCTGCCTGGTGATGGCCGCCAAGGTCCGCCGATCCGCTGGCCTGGCCATGCCCGATCTGGACCCGCAATGGTTCGCCATGGCCGCCGCCGGGCAATGGGATCAGCTGCAGCGGGAATGGAGGCGCCTGATGGTCCCCCACAGACTGGAGCAGTACGCGCTGGCGCTCCACCGCCAGCCCCTGGGTCTCAGTGTTGGCGTGGTGGTTGATGACGGCCTGCTGATCGTGCATCACCGCCGCGGGGCGCAGTGGTTGCCGCTGGAGGTCGCCGGCCAGCTCATGCCCCTCGAATACTGGAGGCCCCGCGATGCTGCCATCTGATCGCTATCTGGCTGAGCTGCTGGGCCTGAGCGATGAGCAGTACGAGATCTGGCGCGATGAGGTCCGCAAGCGTGCAGCAGAGGCGCCCAAGCCTGCGGTAACGGCTGGCATCGAGTTCACCGCAGCGCAGATCGTGGTGCTGGTGTTGACTGCCGTGAGCATCGGCGTACAGCTGATCGGCGCGCTGCTGGCCCCTGGCGCCCCCCGCAACCGCCGCGGCGCAGAGCTGGGCCAACGGCAGCTGCAGGGCCGCAACCAAACCAGCATCCAATCCCTGGCGCCCCGTGGCGGGTTCGATGCGGTCCAGGACGTGGCGGCGATCGGTGAGGCGATCCCCGTGGTCTATGCACACCGCGAGACCATCAACGGCGTGGCCTATGGCGGCGTGCGGGTGAACGCCACCCTGCTGTGGTCGCAAATCTGGAGCCTGGGCGGCAGCCAGATGCTCCGCGCCGTTTTCATGCTCGGCGAGGGCCGGCTGGCCGGAATCGACCCCAACGGGTTCGCCATCGGCGACAGCACCATCGGCACCTACGACCTGGGCAGCAGCGGCGCCAACAGCAGCAGCGCCCGCATCACGATCTACCACCGCCCGGACGGCGGCCGGATCCGCTCCGCCGATCGCATCGCCGGCCGGACCGCTGCAAACGACATCGGCAACGCAGAGAACGACGGCGGCGCCGACGTGTTCATGGCCCGAGGCCTGGGCAACACCTATCAGGCGGTGTTCAGCGCCACCAGCAAGCCCAGCACCTCCACCACGTTTGGCGTCTACGGCCTGATCGGCAACAACCTGGGATTCAAGCTCAATCCGCAACTCCGGCCGCAGTTCACCGCCCGGCTGCGGCCCATCGGCAGCAGTGGCAACGCGATCGTTGCCTGCGACATTGATCAGTCCGTGGTGGTGCAGCGGGCGAAGGAATCAGCGTTCTACTCAACCCGCTCCGGCGTGATCTCCGGGTCGTTCGGCCTGGGCGATTCGTTCACCTATCGGCTCGACCGCAGCAGCGATTACGAGACAACGTTCCAGAGCACGCAGGGCGGCGCCACCTGGGCCTCTGCGGTGGTGCTGCAGTCAGCACCGAAAATCTACGAGGAAGACACCGAGGATCGGATCACCGGGTTTGATTTCGCGGCTCGCATGACGGTGAGCAGCGTGACACTCGGCACTGATCAGGTAGAGGTGACGGCCACCTTCGACGTGGACACGGTGCGGACCCTGCTGATCAACGAGGATGCCGCCGCCGGCCAGTACCTGGTGGAGTACCTGATCGAGGTGGACAACGGCCTGACAGGACAGAGCCGCCAGACGATCCAATCCAGGTTTAACGTCACAATCACGGTCCAAAAAAAAGGCACCGATCAGTACACCTTCGAGGGCGACGTAGATGAAGACTCCGGCCCGGTGAACGCCCTCACCAGCCCGCGGCGGCTGCAGGCGTTGATCGTGTTCCCGATCGAGGGTCTTGACGCAGCACAGGAAACCGCTGCCGACGTGGCCAGCACCGTCGCCGGCCGGCAGAAGGCCTGGGACGACGCGATCGTGGTGGGCGATCTCTACAAGATCGGCTCAGCCCTGGCGATCTGCTCCGGCCGCAGCCCCAGCGATCGGATCTTCGTCAGCGATTCTGAGGACGGCGCGGGCGGCACCGGGCAGACAATCAATGCCACCTTCAGCGTGGTGCGGGCCGGCACTGCGGCCACGGTGAGCACCGGCACGATCACGGCAGCTGGGACCACCAGCACAACCCGACAGACGGCCACCACGGCGCCCCACCTGCTGCGGTGTGCGCTGGGCCACGTGAGCACCACCAACGAGTGCCGAATCATTGAGGCCGGGATTCGTAGCACGCTCGGGATCCGCATCGGTGGGCTGTGCAACTTCCGCGACTCGCTGACGCTGGCCGAGATTGACGGCAGGGCCTGCCTGTTCCGCGAGAACGACAAGATCAAGCGCGGCCAACGGATCAACGTTGACCAGTACCAGAGCGGTGTGATCAGCACTTCAGAGGAGCGCTATTCGTTCTTCCGGGTGTCGTTCCGCGAGTTCGGCGATGGTGCGTTTACGCAGCTGGCGCCGTGCTTCGGGATCCGCTCCGGCAGCGATCAGCCGACCTTCAACTACCTGCGGCTGGAGATGCCATCGCTGAAGCGGTGGGAGCTGCGGTTCGAGCCCCTGACCGGCTGGGAGATCCGCAGCGGCACGGCCACCGGCGACCTGCTGATCCTCGACGCCAAGCTCTCCGGCGCAGTCAGCGGCACCAGTGGCGGCGTCACCTGGCGGAGCAGCGGGGAGGTGGTGAGCCGCACCCGGTCACAGTTCACCATCACCACCACCCGGCGAGATCCGTCGATCGGGATCCCGCGGCCGGATGACAACAACTACCTTGACGCCTGGGGCAAACTCGCCGAGGCCTTCGTCTACGAAGAGGCCCAGACCACGGCGGCCAACGGGCCAGAGCATGAGATCGTCTACATCAACGAAATCCGCGAGAACGAGACCGCCCCCCAGTACACCGGCATCAGCCTGCTGGGCGTAAATGCCCGTTCGGCGTTCGAGTGGCGGCAGTTCAGCCAGCTAAGCGGGTACGTCACCGGCGGCACCGAGGTGCGGCGGCTGCTCAACAGCCTCACCACCGGCCCCTCGCACCTGCTGCCAGACCTGGCGCTGGACCGGCTGACCAACGTGAAGTACGGGCCCAGGCCCATCCCAGACGACCTGATCAACCTGGCGAACTTCCAATCGGCAGCGCAATGGTGCCGCGATCGGCGGTACTTCTTCGACGGTGGCGTGATCATCGATCAGGAATCGCCGCGGCAGTGGATCGCCGACACGGCCGGCGCGATGCTGCTGGACTTCCGCGAGGTGGGCGGGCGCTACGACCTGGTACCGTTTATCACCTTCGGCGCGGTCACCCACAAGGCCCTGTTTACTGCCGGGAACATCGCTGAGGGCAGCTTCCAGTTTGAGTCCATCGCGCCTGATGACCGCCAGCCGGCGCGGATCAGCGTGAAGTGGCGGCAGGAACGCAGCTCCACCAACCCAACCAACCCCGGCCTGTTCGCCGAGGAACGCGAGGTCCTGGTACGCGAGGCGGCGCCCCACGGCAGCGACAGCCTGCGAATGGAGTCGATCAACCTGTCGGACTTCTGCACCAACCGCAACCACGCAATCGACGTGGCAAAGTTTGCCCTGAGGATGCGGAGGTTCAGGGACCACACGATCAGATTCACAACCACCTACAACGGAATGGAGGGCATCACCACCGGCGTGGGCCCTGGCGATCTGATCCGGGTGGCGATGGATGCGACGGTCTACGACCAGTTCAACAACGGCATCGTGCTGGGCAATGGCACGGTGGTGAGCACCACGCCACTGGCCAACGGGACCTACGACGTGGTGAGCTGGAGCGGCAGCGGGGCGGTGAATGACGCCGGCACCCTGACGGTCACCAACGGGCAGGGATCGCCAGCCGGGATCATGTTCACCGTGAAGCAGACCAGCACGCAGGTGCGGACCTATCAGATCAGCCGGATCACCCCGACCGAGGATGGCGTCTATGACATCGAAGCGGTGCACATGCCGATCAACAATGCGGGCGTCCTGTTGGTGGCGGCAGACTGGGATACAGCAGGCGCCTGGGTGATCCAATGACGGTTCAATTCCCCGAGATCCAACCCACCGGCCACGAGTTTGGCGAGCCGGACTTCCCTGTGACCGAGATGCGCTCACAGTCCGGCGTGCGGTCGGTGCGTCAGTGGGGCGACCGCGCCAGCGATGCGCCGATGACCCTGGAGTTCGCCAACATCACCCAGGCGGCCTATGCGCTGATCAAAGCGGCGCACACGGCAGCACGGGGCAAGGTGTTCGACGTGACGTTCCCCGCGATCGTTGGCAAGAATCTCACCGATGTGGACCTGTTCAACCCCGGCCCTGGCCTGAAGTGGTACTGGGCCAGCCCCCCTGAGGGCAGCCGGGTGCAGGGGGGCCGGCGGATCACCTGCCGGTGCACATTCAGAGCGGAACTTAGACTGTAGGCAAAGGTCGAGGCCTCCTGATGACTGTCGCCAACGCAACGCACGGCGAGGTGCGATTCCAGGGCCAGAAGGTGGCCAAGATCCGCAGCATCAGCATGGAAACCCAGCGGCAGACGCTGGAAACGACCGGCGTAGGCGAGCTGGACGATACCTTCAGCTACGGCAAACGCACCACCAGCGGATCGGCCACGCTGCTCTACAAAACCGACGATCAGGCCACGGTGAACCTGATGAATCGGATCTTCGATGATGGTGAGACGCCAGATGATCTGGTAATGACGATCTACAAGGGCGGCAGCAAGTCCATCTCTGGCCCCGCGCTGATCAATTCGCAAGGCATCGCCACCAGCGTGGGCGACAACACCCAGGTAAGCATCTCGTTCGTGATCAACGGCAAACCCGGCCGTGCTCTCTGATGGCTGTAGAAGGCCGCAAGGGGATTGTTGAACTGAGCCGGGAGTGGCCGGCGCCCACAGTGCTGGCAGATCAGCGGCTGCAGCGCGGCGACTCCCCATCGCTGGACCTGACCGATCTGGCGTTCCAGTCGGGCGATGAGGTGCTGCTGGTGAGCTTGCGCGGCGTGCCGCTCGGGATCGGCATCAACGGCGCGGCGCCCTGCCCCGATGGCCATGCGTTCTGGACTGGTGGGGAGACCGCCGTGGGGCCCGCCCTGGCGGCGCGGACGGTCAACGGCGGGTTCTGGAGCGCCAACCCATCGGCGCGGTTCTGGGAGTCGGCGCAGACGGTCGGGTTTCAGCAGACCGCGACGGCCTACATCCACCGCGATGAGATGGACGATGTGCGGTTCTACAGCACCGAGCTGGACGCGATCAACGGCGGCAGCCAGGGCCTGATCCCGCTGCGGAACGTGAGCCCCGGCCCAATGCTGATCCTGCCGGCCTCCAGCCGCTCCGGCTACGTGGCCGCAGCGCTGGCTCTGCTGCAGGCCATCGAGGACCTGGAGATCCCCGAGGGTGAGCAACCGGCTCAGAACCTGGCACCGGTGCCGCAGGTCTTGAGCGACACGGCAGCGGATGCGGAAGAGCGCGGCTGGTTGATGCAGTGCGATCTGACCGGGTGGGTGTTCGAGATGGACGCGGCCCAGTTGGACCAGGAAGCGATCGGCCAGGCGTTCGGCGAGTACGCCAAGGGTGCCTTGCGCGGCGCTGGATCGTTCAACGGGGAGATGGATCACAGCCGCGTAGTAGGGGAGCAGAGCGGCCTAGGAATGCTCCGGCTAATGATGCTTACCAGCCAGGGCAGCAAGGCCCGCGCTCGGTTCCAGCTGGTGGATCAGCGGACTAGCAACGTGGCCACCCACGTGCGAGAGCGGATCTTCTACGAAACCGACATCCTGCTGGGCAAGACGGCAGTGAACACCAGCGCCACCGACGTGATCCTGATCTCAGCGCAGTTCGTGGCGACCGGCCAGATCAGGCTGGCAAAGGAGGCTCCATAGCCTGAGGGCAGGAATTGAGCCGCCGTAACCAGATGAGCCAGCTGCAGCGGGCAGGGCAAAGCGGCGCCCTTGACGTGGCTGCCAGCCAGGCGGAGGCAAAGGGGCAGATCGCCGTCCTGATCGACATGCTCCGCCAGCTGGGCGGCAATGCTCGGGTGGTGGCGGGTGCGCTTGCGGTTGCTGACCCCCTGAATGCACCATTCACCCTCTACGTTGATCCGTACATCGGCTCAGACCGATTCGTTGGCGGCGCCTACAACAGCCACGAAGCCGGCGCCACCGATGCGGAGATCATCCAGCAGAAGCTGAAGCGGATTGAGCTGCAGCGCCTGGAGTGTGGATACACCTCAGCCCGGCCCTTCAAGACCATCAACCGCGCCGCAATTGAAGCGGCAATCATCACCAGCAAGAACTGGTACACCTACAGCGATCCACGGGCGCACGTGGACTGCGTGACGATCGTGCTCAGCGGTGGTGTCCACATCGCCCTGAACGATCCCGGCAGCGGGTCTACCAGCCTGGCGAGCTGGGGCACGGCGAAGGATCCGACCCCGGCCGAGCTGATCGCATTCAACCCCTCGACTGGCGGCGTGCTGCTGCCGCGTGGGTGTTCGATGCGCGGGCTGGACTTGCGCAAGACCACCATCCGCCCGAATTGGGTGCCGGCGGTGGCGGATGAGGGCGCGGACTACAGCAACCGCCGCAGCATCCTGAAGGTCTCGGGCACGGGATTCTTCTTCGACTACACCGCAATGGACAAGATCGGGCATACCGAATCTGTCCACCTGCTGGACGTGTTCCACCCCGCCAGTAAGGCCGAGCTTGATACGTTCTACGCCAAGATCCAATCCACCGTTGGCACTGGCGCCAACTTGGGCAGCGCCTTGTTGGCAGCCCGCGCCAGTGAGTATGAGATCGTCGGCCCGATCGATCAGAGCCAGGCGCCCAACTCGCAGTGGGACACCACCAGGGGCGCCAGCCCGTACATCTTCAACGTGTCGGTCCGCTCCGACTACGGCATGGGCGGGGCGTTCTGGGATGGCAACAAGCTGAGTGGTCTGCGCAGCATGGTGTGCGCCAACTTCACCGGCACCAACCAGCAGGCCGACATGCGCTGCTGGCAGGTGTATGTCGGCGGCAACTGGGTGAGCCTGACCAACACCCCGCAGGACTACCAGAAGTACATCAACGCAGCGCCCGACAATGTGCGCCGCAATCCTGCACGCCAGACCCGGCACATCTCGGCGATCAACAACGCCTACATACAGAAGGTGTCGATCTTCGGGATTGGCCAGTCTGAGGTGACGATGGTGGACTCCGGCGGGGAGATCACCGACAACGGCGGCAATTCAACCTTCGGCGGCTGCTCTGCCCTGGCAAAGGGTTACAAGGGCTTCGCCTTCAACAAGGACAAAAACTGGGCGGTCGGCCGGGTGCGGGTGCCGCTGAACCTCAGCGAGAAGACCTCCAACATCCGCCGCGTTGAACTGGGCGTGGTGGCCGCTGTGAGCGGCTCAGCCATCACGCTCACCAACGGCTTGGCGATTGACCCCGGCAGCACCACCAACCCGGCACTGCTGCAGTCCCTGGGCTATTCGTTCGCCTCAGGCACCCGGATCTGGATCGACAACCCCGCTGGCGCTGACTGGCGGGCCACGCTGAGCAGCAGCGCCTGGAGCAGCTCTGCAC